AATTGAAGAAAGAATTAAACGCATTTTGGGAATGAAATAACCAAAGTATTAAACAAAAAATAAACTATAATATCTAACACAAAAAGTTATGAATAAAAAATCGTCAATTTTAGCTAAAATCCGTGAGTTATTCGCTCAAGAGATGATGGCAGCTGATTACGAAACAACAGATGGTAAAATCATTCGTTGTCTTGGAGATTCATTAAGAGTAGGTGAAAAAGTTGCAGAAGTTGTATCTGGTAAAGAACAAGATATTTTTGATGGCACTTATCGTCTAAACGATGGAAGAATCTTGGAAGTAGCAGCAGGAGTAATTAAAGGCATTACTGAAGTAGAAAAAGGTAATGTGTCCGACACAGGACAAATAGAGCAAATGGCAAAAAACGAAGGATTGCCAAATGTGATAATTGAAAAAATGGAAGACTACAAAAACGAAATTGATTCTAAATTAAAAGATGGAACTGAAGTTAAAGTATTATCTAAAGGTGATGCTTTATCTGTAGGTGATATGGTTTTGGTTAAAGATGCTGAAGGTAATTTTGTTAAAGCTCCTGAAGGAAAACACGAATTAGAAGGTGGTTTAACTATCTACACTGATGCTGAAGGTTTCATCAACGAACTTGAAACAGAAGCAACAGAAATGGGTGATGATATGGAAGGCGACGAAATGAGAAGAATGTTTGAAGCTTTAGAACAATTGACATCTGTAGTTACAAATTTGAAAGAGAAGTTTGAGTCTGTTGAAAAAACAAATTCAAATTTGTCTGAAAGATTTGAAAAGTTCGCAGCTGAACCATCAACAGGTTCTGTAGCAACTCCAAAGAAAGAATTAAGTAGAACTGCAAGTAAGCAGGAAAGAGCCAAATATTTCGGTTCAATTTAATAAATAAAAATAAACAAATAAAAACAATTTAATTATGTCATTAAATGTAGCAGGGTTGACAGCGTATGTAGATGAAACACGCATGCAACTCATCAAAAAAATGATTTTAGGTGGTAGAAGTACTCAGTTTTTAACAATCCAACCAGATATTAAATCAACAGCTTCAATCAACTTGTTGTCTTCAACTCTTGTAGCACAAGGTGGTGGTTGTGGATTCTCTAACTCAGGAACTACTAACTTAACTCAAAACGACCTTCAAGTATGTCCTTTGAAGGTAAATGAATCTATCTGTCTTGATACGTTAGAGCAATACTATACTCAAACGTTAATGCAACCAGGTTCATATAACACTCAAATCCCTTTTGAGCAATTGTATGTTGAAGAAAAAACAGAACAAATTTCTGCTCTTATTGATGATTTAGTATGGAGAGGTAATACAGCAACAGGTGTTGGTAACTTAGACCTTTACTTATACTGTGGTTATGACTTCTATAGAACTTACGCTACAGCATTAAGAAATGCTAACTTGTTCCACTATACAGGTGCTGAAGACCAAGGTCAACAATTCTCACAAATGGTTCCTGGAACTAACGTAAGAATGATTGCTGTTCGTGGTTTGAATACTTCTAACAAATTCTTCATCTCTTCTAAATCTAACATGTTCTTCGGAACTGACTTGTTAAATGACTACGAAAACTTTGAGTTATGGTATTCATTAGACAACCAAGAAGTTAGAATGGCTGCAAAATGGAAATTAGGTGTAAATGCCGCTTTCTGGGATTATGTAGTATACTTCAAATTGTAATATAACCTACTAAAAAAACTTGGGGGTGAAAGTCCCCCTTTATAAAATAAACAAAAAACTAAAAAAAACATATTATGGCTTTTACTTGTAATCTTACAGATGGCTACGTTTTAGGTTGTTCTTCAATCGGTGGTGTTGAGAAAGTATGGATTGGTGAATGGGAAGATATTGTTGGTTATTCAGCATCTACTAACGGAACAATCACTGGTATTACTTCTGGCTTCACAGTTTATGAATTCCAACAAGATATAGAACACGCTGGTCTTACTCAAGCAGGAAACTTTGATAGAAACAACGGAACAGTATTTTACGAATCTACTTTATCAATTAAACTAATCGGTCTTGATGCTACGGCTCGTCAAAGATTGGTTGAATTGGGTAGAGCACCTTTGATTGCTGTTGTTCTTTCTAACGCTGGTGACTATTACTTATGTGGTGTTGAAACTTCAGGTCGTGCATCTGCTGGTGACGCTTCATTAGGAACTGCATTAGGTGATATGAATGGTGTTAACATCAGTATCGCTTGGAAATCAGCAAATGGTGTATTCTTAATGTCTGAATCTCTATTTGGAACGAAAATCACAGTAGCTTAAATCCTACAAGTTCTATATTGAACTTTCTATAGAAACCCCCTTGCTTGATTGAACTTGGGGGTTTTTTGTTTCTAATCACCTTTGTATTTTCCGTATTCTTTATACGCTTCAGCAGTTAAGTGTGATTTACCAGTATAAACCTTTTCTTGTTTCAAGTATGTAGCAACTTTTAAGTTGATTTCCATTAGTTCCTCAAAGCTTTTACCACGAAGTAATGGAATAATATCATCTTCAGTTGTAGAGTTCGTTACATCCATTAAATACTGATATGCCCCATCTTTGTTCTCCATTCTGTAGTCATCGTTTAACATTCCCATCGTTCCACGAATAAGAGAGTTTTTCATCATCATCATTTGTCTGTCCATATCTTAATTGTTTCTACAAATATAATAATAAAACAAATAACCACAAAAAATATTTAAGAAAAAAGATGCTACATATTGCAAATTATCAAACCACTTCTGTTCCATTCACTTTATTGGAGAAAACAACCTTTCCATTAAGTGCAACAACATATATTTTGGAATTGGATGGTAAGCAAAAACACAATACGACCTTGTTATTTTTGACTGGTGATACTTCACCTAATGTGAATAGGTATAACTATTTCCCAATCAATTTAACTCCTTACAATCTAATTGAAGGACAATATAATTATAAGGTATGGCAGACAACGGGGATTACTTTATCTACATCAGCCCTTACAATAAATGATGTTGTTGAGTCAGGAGCGGCTTATATTTATGGAACGACACCAGCAGCCGACCCAATATACACATCAACTGAAACGAAATATGTATTTGAATAATTATGGAAAACGAAATTAACGAAACAAAAGGAGCACCTGTAAAGATTTTTACATTTAACGAGGCGTATATCCCACCTGTCTATAAGTTTGAAAAGAAAGGTGATTACCACTTCATTTCTTGGGGTGCTGATAATCTGTATCCTGTTTATTTATTGGAGTTATACAATAACTATGGTAGCCCCTTGAATAAGGCGATTATAAATAAGAAAACAAAACTATCTGCAGGTTTTGGTTTGAAACCTATTATCAATCCCGCATTACAACGATGGGCAAGAAAAAATAGAATAGAACATTTGTTTAGATATATTTCCAAAGATTTTGAGATATATAACGGCTTTTGTCTTGAGGTTATTTGGAACAGAGAAGGGACTGGCTTTGATTTTAACTACTTGCCAGTACATACCATTAGAATTGGTTTGAAAGAGGACGAGAGCGAAGCAGATTACTTTTGGTATTCAAAGGATTGGGCGAACATCAAGAAGGAAGAGAATAAACCTGAATACATTAAAAAGTATGACCCATCAGATAGAAAAGGTCGTCAATTATTATATTATATTGAACCAAACCCTGCTCATACTCACTTGTATCCTATTGCAAACTATTCTACAGCGATTAACTACATTGACTTGGATTACCAAATTGGTAAGTTTCATATCAATCAAGTAAGACAAGGATTTGCTCCTTCATTCATACTTAACTTTTCAACAGGTATTCCAACTCAAGACGAACAAAACCAATTTTTTAGAGATTTTCAAAGAAATTATAAGGGTAGTGATAATTCTGGTAAGGCTATAATAACCTACTCGGAGGGCAAGGAACAAGCACCTGAACTTACACCAATCCAATTAAATGATAGTGATACAAGATTTATCCTATTACAAGAGATGGTTAAAGACCAAATCACACAGGCTCACGAATGTCCTGTTCAGTTGGTTTCATTTACACCAGGTAAATTGGGTTCAACAGACGAGCGTAAGGAATTATTGGCTGAATTTAGTGTGTATTATATTAAACAGCGTCAAGAACAATTGGAATATGCTGTGAATACGGTTCTTTATGATGTTGGAATTGAAGAAGAGTTGAAATTACAAACTTATGCAAATGTTGATGAGACAGGAGTTTTAACAGAAGAGGAAAAATCACCATTAGCATTTTCAAATAAATTAAATCAAAACTAAATAAGATGGCTTTTACACCTGTAGTTTATTTTATATCTATGACTTATCTGCGTGAGAACACGCCGATTGAGGACAATGTGGATGATGACAAATTGACACCTTTTATTATCCAAGCCCAAACAACATATTTGCAAGAAGTATTGGGTGCTACATTCTACGACCATTTGAAAGATGGGGTTAAAAATAATACTCTTAACCCTGATGAAACATCGTTGATGAGAAATTACATACAACCGATGGTGGCTCAGTACGCTTTCTATTTGGCGATGCCATTTGTAGCCTTCAAAGCAACCAATAAATCAATTTCAAAAGAGTCATCAGAAAACTCAACACCAGTTGATTTATCAGAGTTGAAGTATTTAAGAAATGCTGTTTTGGATACGGCAGAGTTTTACAAGAGAAGATTGATTGTATTTTTATTGAATTACAATTACTTGTTCCCAACTTATGCATCACCAGCAGCAAAAGACAACATGCCAAAATCAGCTCAAAGTTATTTTACAGGAATACATATACCATCTTACGGAGGACAATATCCTCTTGGAACTTGGTTGGAACCATATGGATTAACAAACCCTTGTAATGGTTGTGGTGGATTTGTTAATGGAAGTTATTAAAATTTAATTAAAAAGAATATGTGCGATATTATAAATGAATTTACACCTGAAGAGATTATAAACCACCCAAAGTTGAGTGATAATTATAAGTTTGAATACTTTGAAAAACTAGCAAAAGAAGAAGATTTTTATGATATATTAAATAATCTTGGAGTTGCTATAGATGATTTGGGTATTGGATTAGGTGATATAGACAACTGGGATTACATATGGGACATTAACGAAGATGATACAAAAGGTATTCCATCTAAAACAATTGAGTTCGGCAAACAAGAGAATTTCAAGGTAATGAATTTATATCGTTATATATCAACAGAGTATGGGCCATCTTTTATTGGACCTAACACAAGAAGATTTTGCATGGAATTGGTTCGTAGAACAAATGCTTCTTTGATGAGGTATGAAGATATTGTTAGATTGAACTCATCAAATCCTGGATTAGGTAAAGGTGGGTCTGATACATATTCAGTATTTGAATGGAGAGGTGGTGTCAACTGTCGCCAT